ATGTTATGATTAAAGACAACAAACAATATATTTACGACACTTATAAGGAGAATATGTTATATGGCGAAGAACATTAAAGATAGTTATAAATTTGTAACTAATAATAACGATGAGACACAATGTATTGGACTTACACATGATGCTGGTAGGTTTCAAGGAGTTATATACAAATATGGCAAAGTTTCTGTACCTGATCCAGAGGAAATGAAAACAAAAAGTGACTTGCCTTTATCGTTTCATTATGATATAGTAGATAATAATTCACTCCCTAAAGAGTTTTTTAATGAAGATTTTAATAATCTAATTGGCGATATTTTAGTTGATATCTTAGACGATCAACTACAAGGAGGAAAAGTAAATTTTGAAGAAAATTCTATTGAGAGTTAAATTATTCTTCTGGAGGTTTCGAAAGAAGAAAAAGTATGGTGATGATGTCTACCCAGGCTAACGATAAAGTATTAGATTTCTATAAGGAACTACCATTTAATATGAGAGACTCCGTTAGTGATCATGTAATGACTATTGTGGATAAATCCATATCTGAGCATTATCCACAACTAAAACCGATAGTTAAGGATACTGCTATAGAGATTGGTTGCGGCGTAGGATGGTTAAGTAATAGTCTTGCATTTCATGATAACAGTACAGTACAAGCTATAGATTTTAATCCAGTGGTAATAGATCGGGCTCAGGACATTAGTGAATATATGGACACTGAGGTTGATTTTGAGTGTGCTGATCTATTCGAATGGAAACCATCAGCACTAGTTGATCTTGTGGTTTCTCTTGGTGTACTCCATCATACTAACGATTGCGTTGGTGGTGTAAAGAGAATTTGTAATGAGATGGTTAAACCAGGCGGCCATGTGTTTATAGGATTGTATCACAAACATGGACGAAAACCATTTCTTGATCATTTCAATAATATGATGTCGCTTGGTGTCATGGAAGAAACTCTATATCAAAGATATCGTGAACTAGATTCAAGGTTTGATGATGAAACACATGCACGTTCATGGTTTAGAGATCAAGTGCTACATCCACATGAATCACAACATACAATGAAAGAGATGGTACAGGTGCTTGAAGAGTGTGATATGACTCTAGTGACAAGTGATGTACCAGAGGATGAGGAGTCCCTATATCAAGTAGGGGCAGAGCATTTAAGTAATGACACATATTGGCCAGGGTTTTTCACATTTCTCGCAAGGAAGAATACATGAAAAAACTATTGACATTCGGGTGCAGCTATACAGATGAGAGTTATATAACTGCTACTATGAAAGACCCTACACTAAAAGATTCTCTTAGAGATAATGATGGCAAATTTACAGAACCATTTTCATTCTGGCCCACTTTGCTTGCAGAACATCTTGGTATGAAACTAGAGAACCACTCATCATTGGGTATAGGTAACGATATCATAGGTAGTATGTTTACTGATGTAATGTCTAACAAACCTAAAGATGTGGGCCTTGTTGTCATCATGTGGTCAGAGTTTATGCGAATAGGATTCGAACAGTATTTAAAAACAGGTATCATATCTACTAAGAAAGATTGGTTCAAGATCAACATTACTGCTGGGTCAAAAAATGATCAGCACAGGAAGAAACAACTAGAGGTACAAGAGGTGTTGAATAAGAACAGTCTTATATCTATGGATGCAATGTTGAACAGATCACTTAGAATCTTCTACAATGCACAGAGCATATTGGAAAATCTAAATATACCATATCGCATGGTCATGGGTATGCCACCATGCAGGAGCGAGTATGAGAATAAATTCTGCAAGTCTCTACTCAAAAGTCAGTATTATGAAATGTTTGATCCATCAGACTTTATCGGGTGGCCAATGTGGAAACCCCTAGATGGTTTCTCTTGTGCGAGTAAGTTATATGACATGGGTGAAGAGAACTTTATTAATGTGGCCAATGTACATCCTAGTGAAATAGGACAAAAGAATATAACTGATTTGATAATTACGGAAGGTAATCTATGACACAAACCATTGAACGAACTACACTAGGACAGCTGCTCACTAATGAGGACTATGCTCGTAAGGTGATGCCTCATATGAAGATGGATTACTTTTCTGATAGGACAGAACGCACTGTCTTTGAAGAGATACAAAAGTTCGTAGAAAGATACAATGCTCTCCCCACAAAGGACACATTGGAGATTGAGATCGATACACGGCGTGATCTCAATGAGGATGACATCAAGAGGGTGTTAACAGTCGTGAAGGAACTATCTGTAGACACTGAAGTTAATGCAGAATGGTTAATTGAAACGACAGAGAAATTCTGTAAAGATAAGGCAGTATATAATGCAATTGTTGAAGGTATTTCCATCATTGATGGAAAAGACAAAAATAGAGGTGCAGATGCTATTCCGAGCATCCTCACAGATGCCCTGGCTGTGGGTTTTGATAATCGTGTTGGCCACGATTATTTACTTGATAGTGCAGAACGATATGAATATTACCATACCGTAGAAAAGAAGATACCATTTGATCTGGAGTTCTTTAACAAGATAACCAAGGGTGGACTACCACCTAAGACTCTGAATATTGCACTCGCTGGTACAGGTGTTGGTAAGTCGCTGTTCATGTGTCATGTCGCTGCTAACTGTATGAGTCAGGGTAAGAATGTACTATATATTACATTAGAGATGGCAGAGGAACGCATTGCAGAACGTATAGATGCAAACCTGATGAATGTGTCTATGGAAGACTTGCATGACCTACCAAAACAAATGTTTGAACGTAAGATAGATAAGATCATTAAGAATACAACTGGCCAACTCATTGTTAAGGAATACCCTACTGCATCAGCTCACACCAATCATTTTCGTGGACTGATCAAGGAACTTGCAATCAAGAAGAGTTTCAAACCAGATATCATATTCATTGACTATCTGAACATATGTACGTCATCTAGAATAAAAGGAGTCACCAATGTCAACTCATACACTATGGTTAAGTCGATTGCAGAGGAACTTAGGGGACTCGCTGTTGAGACAAACGTCCCAATTATGTCTGCAACACAGACCACTCGCTCAGGATTTTCAAATAGTGACGTTGGCCTTGAAGATACGAGTGAGAGTTTTGGTCTGCCTGCTACGGCTGACCTCATGTTTGCGCTCATTAGTAACGAAGAGCTTGATGCTCTGAATCAGATCGCAGTCAAGCAGTTGAAGAATCGGTATAATGATCCTACTGTAAATAAGAGATTTGTGATCGGTATTGATCGTGCAAGAATGAGACTGTTTGATGTTAAGTTAAGTGAACAACAAGAACTACAGGATGCTAATCAGACAGACGATATGCCAGATGCATTTAGTGAGCCTGTATTTGATAATACTAATTTTGGAGGATTTAAAGTATGACTGATTTTTTAAATAAAATAATGAAAGAGATTGATAATGAATATGCATCACTTGCGAGTGATGGCGTAGAGGCAGGAGATGTGGACAGTTTCATAGATACTGGTTCATACATCTTCAATGCACTATTGAGTGGTTCTGTTTATGGTGGAATGCCGTCGAACAAGATTACTGCTATTGCAGGCGAGAGTGCAACTGGTAAAACATATTTCCTGATGGGTATAGTCAAGAACTTTCTAGACAAAGACCCTGATGCTGGAGTAATTTACTTTGAGAGTGAGAGTGCGATTACCAAGAGTATGATTGAGGATCGTGGTATTGATGCACAAAGACTGATTGTAGTGCCTGTCACCACAGTCCAAGAGTTTCGTCATCAAACACTACAGGTGTTGGACACCTATCTTGCACAGGATGAATCAGAACGCAAACCTCTGTTTCTGTGTCTAGACTCACTTGGTATGTTGTCCACTACGAAAGAAATAGAGGACACAACTGATGGTAAAGAGACACGTGACATGACACGAGCTCAGGTACTCAAGGCTGCGTTTCGTGTTCTTACTCTAAAACTAGGTAGGGCAAAGGTTCCTATGGTTGTCACCAACCCCACATACGAGAGCATGGGCCTATTCTCCACTAAAGAGATGGGTGGTGGTTCTGGACTCAAGTATGCCGCCTCGTCTATCGTGTATCTTTCCAAGAAGAAAGAGAAGGATGGTACTGAGGTTGTAGGTAACATCATACACTGTAAAAATCATAAGTCACGATTGACAATAGAGAATAAGATGGTTGATGTGCGACTCACGTATGACAAGGGTTTAGATCGTTACTATGGCCTACTGGAACTTGCAGAGAAGTATGGTGTATTCAAGAAAATATCTACACGATACGAGATGCCTGACGGTAGTAAACATTTTGGTAAAGCGATACTGGGTGACCCTGATACCTATTTTACTGATGACATTATGAAGAAGTTGGATGATGCAGCTGCCAAAGAATTCAAGTATGGTCAGTCAGAAGAACTTGAAATTGATATAGAAGTTGGATGTTAGAGGTTATTGAGAACGGGTGTTCTCTATTTTATCTGGATACACTCAAGCATCATGCAATGCAGGCAGACACATGGCATATGAGGTATCCAAACAACAGTCCTAATAAACATCTCAAGATGGACATCATAGAGAATGAGGTTAAGCAGCCTCTTCTCGCTGGACTTGCAATGGGCCTACTGATACAGTTGTATTCTAAACGACAAGACTTGTTTCTTCCTGATGTGTCATACTGTGGTATCGGACTCAAGGATCGCCATAGATTAGATAATCCACACACTGATCATATTAAAGAGACTGATTATATCAAGATATTTGGTGTACTCAACAGTGATTGGAGTTCACAAGATGGTGGCCTGTTCATGCATGGAGATCAGGCGATACCATGTAAGCCCTGTACATTCATTGTATTTGATCCACGTATCACACATCACGCATCTGAAATTATGTCAGATAAAAAGAGATTGGGCATTGACTTTACAGTAAAAAAGGTGTAAGATACTTCTATGAATTTTTATACGAATGTA